AAAGCTTGCTTCAAACGGTGTGCCGTTGTTCGGGTCAATGATCGCGGTCCTTATGCTCATGGCAGGGGATTGGATCTCAGTAAAGGTGCGGCTGATGCTATCGGTCTCACTAACTCTGGAGTTGGAAGGGTAAAAGTAACCCGTCTTAACTAACTTCAACTATGACTGCTATTCTTGCAGCCCCTCGGTCTCAGTCCAACTGGGACCGTTTTTGTGACTGGGTAACCAGCACCAACAATCGTCTTTATGTTGGGTGGTTTGGAGTCCTTATGATTCCTTGCCTGCTTGCAGCAACCACCTGTTTTATTCTTGCATTCGTTGCGGCTCCCCCTGTCGATATTGATGGCATTCGTGAGCCCGTAGCCGGGAGCCTTCTTTATGGAAACAACATCATATCGGGAGCCGTCGTTCCGAGCAGCAATGCCATCGGACTTCACTTCTACCCAATTTGGGAAGCTAGTTCACTTGATGAATGGCTCTACAACGGGGGTCCATTCCAACTCACAGTGTTCCACTTCCTCATTGGCATCTATGCTTACATGGGACGAGAGTGGGAACTTAGCTATCGATTAGGGATGAGGCCCTGGATCTTTGTTGCATACTCCGCCCCTGTCGCAGCCGCCACGGCTGTTTTCCTTGTCTACCCGTTTGGTCAAGGTAGTTTCTCCGATGCTATGCCTCTCGGTATATCGGGTACCTTCAACTACATGCTTGTCTTCCAAGCCGAGCATAACATCCTTATGCACCCCTTCCATATGTTGGGTGTCGCTGGGGTGTTTGGTGGGTCGCTATTCAGTGCAATGCATGGTTCGCTTGTTACGTCCTCGCTTGTGCGTGAAACTACTGAAGAGGTATCTCAGAACTACGGTTACAAGTTTGGGCAAGAGGAAGAGACCTACAACATCGTAGCCGCTCATGGTTACTTTGGCCGTCTGATCTTCCAATACGCTTCGTTCAATAACTCTCGTAGTCTGCACTTCTTCCTGGCTGCTTGGCCGGTAGTTGGCATTTGGTTTGCTGCTCTTGGCGTGTCTACCATGGCCTTCAACCTGAATGGGTTTAACTTTAATCAATCGCTTCTTGACAACAAGAGCCACGTGATTAATACTTGGGCAGATATTCTGAACAAGGCTAACCTTGGTTTTGAGGTAATGCACGAGCGCAACGCTCACAACTTCCCTCTTGATTTGGCTGCTGCTGAAACTACTCCTGTGGCTCTGGTAGCTCCTGCTATTGGTTGAGCGTGGCACATCAATCCTCCCAGCTTCAGGCTTTTGTAACTCGTTACAGTCCTGAGCCTGAAGTGCAAGAAGAAGAACAAACTGAAGAAGAAGAGACTCAGGAAGAATCTGAGTAAATCGTAGGGAGAGCACCTCAGAGTCGGACTCTCCCTTCCTTGGCTGAGGCCGGTACGCCGACACCCTTAGCCGTTGACAGTCGGAAAGACGACAACACAATAAGGCTACACATTTTTTTCCAAACGTTTGGAGAGCAAGTAAACAACTTCTTTCTCTCTTTCAATGGCACATCAAACTTCTACCCTGACCACGAGCCTGACTCGTCCTGGTCAGGATAATGGTGCGGGCGACGCCCGTGCTCTTTTCCTGAAACTGTTTTCGGGTGAAATGTTCAAAGGCTTCCAGCACGAGTCGATTGCTCGTGACCTGGTTATGAAGCGCACTCTGAAGAACGGCAAGTCTCTTCAGTTCATCTACACTGGCCGTACCACGGCTGAGTTCCACACCCCTGGCAACGCTATCCTCGGTAACACCGACGGTGCGCCTCCGGTGGCTGAGAAGACCATCACCTGTGATGACCTTCTGATTAGCTCGGCTTTCGTGTATGAGCTGGATGAAGTGCTGGCTCACTACGACCTGCGTAGCGAAATCAGCCGCAAGATTGGTTATGCTCTCGCTGAGAAGTATGACCGTTATATCTTCCGTGCTATCGCTCGTGGCGCTCGTCAAGCCAGCCCGATCACCAAGGCCAGCTTCGTTGAGCCTGGTGGTACCCAGATCCGTGTTGGTTCTTCTGCCAACGATTCCGATGCTTTCGATTCCGCCAACCTGGTGGCTGCGTTCTATGACGCTGCTGCTGCGATGGATGAGAAGGGCGTGTCCAGCGATGGTCGTGTGGGTGTTCTGAACCCCCGCCAGTACTATGCGCTGATCCAAGCCATCGGTTCTAACGGTCTGGTGAACCGCGATGCTCAGGGTGATTCCCTGCAGCGCGGTAACGGCATCATCGAGATTGCCGGTATCAAGATCTACAAGTCCATGAACATTCCGTTCCTGGGCAACTACGGCACCAAGTACGGCGGCACCACTGGTGAAACCTCGCCTGGTAACGTGGGTAGCTTCGTTGGTCCTGCTCTTGAGAACGCTGCTACCGGCAGCGGTGTGAACAACGACTACGGTACTGCTGCTGAAGTGGGTACCAAGTCCTGCGGCCTGATCTTCCAGAAGGAAGCTGCTGGTGTGGTTGAGGCCATTGGTCCTCAAGTGCAAGTGACCAGCGGCGACGTGTCGGTGATCTATCAGGGCGACGTGATCCTTGGCCGTCTGGCTATGGGCGCTGATTACCTGAACCCGGCTGCTGCTGTTGAGCTGTATGTGGGCGCTACCGCTCCTTCTGCTTTCTGATTCTTTGTAATCAATCTTGGGGGAACTTCGGTTCCCCTTTTTTTATCTTCTGATAGGTACTATGCCCTTTCCTACATATGCTGCGTCCACCGAACTGGATGCTGTTAATCAAATTTTAAGCTCTGTGGGACAGGCTCCTGTCACCACGCTGGATCTACAGAACCCCGAAGTCTCCATTGTCCTTAACACTCTTCGTGAGATTAATCGACAAGTCCAATCTGAAGGTTGGATCTTCAATACGGAGCGGGATTATGTGATGCAACCTGATGCCAGCACCAATGAAATTATTTATCCGTACAACATTCTACAGATGGATGCTAATGTAGAACACCATAAAAATGACTACGATCTTGTACGTCGTAATGGTAAGTTGTACGACCGTCTCCATCACACCTTTGAATTTACTGAGGATATTCATGCGGATATTACTTGGTACTTTGACTTCACTGATGTACCGCCTGCTGTCCAGACATACATCGTTGCACGTGCTGCTCGCATGTGTGCCACTAAACTAATTGGTGATCAAGAAATCAATAAACTCCTTGCTGAACAAGAAGTCTACACCCGTGCTGCTGCCATTGAATATGAATGCAACCAAGGTGATTACTCCATGTTTGGGTTTAGGGATGGTCACAACTATTACACAAGCTATCAACCTTATCAAGCTTTGATGCGATGAGCACAATCAGCCAACGAATCCCAAACCTTTTTCTTGGTATTTCACAACAGCCTGATAGCAGGAAGTTTCCTGGACAAGTCCGTGATGCTGTAAATACCCTACCTGACTTTGCGTTGGGTATGTTGAAGCGCCCAGGTGGTGAATACATTGAGTCGTTGACAAACGCTACCACCACTGGTCGTTGGTTTTCGATTCTTAGGGATGAAGAAGAGAAGTACGTTGCTCAGTATGCTAACAATGTATTTCGCATCTGGAGTCTTACAGATGGTTCTCCCCGCGCTGTTAACATGGGGACCAATACTGGTGTCCCTGGTGGGTGTGTTATTGCTAATGTCAAAACCACACTGGCTAACTACAATACTGCAGTAGCTTTTAGAAAGGTTAAGCTGACTGAACTCCACAATGCTCAGTCTACCTACGCTGAAACCCTTGCTGGTCAAACCGGTACAACTGAAGAGTTGTTTGATGTAAAGTACAACTATACTCCTCCTAGCTCTCCTAACTCTTTCCATGATGTGTACCTGTATTCAGGTATCACTAAAAATGCAGCAGGTCTTTATGTAGTCAAGAACGCTGACACAGTGGTGTCTACAAGCGTCTCCTTGCCCGCTGGATACACTCTGGGTACCGAACGTACAGATGAGCACCCAAGGCTTGCTGCAGAGGGCTACAGGGTCTTTACAGCGATTCGTGCTGTAGCTGCTACACACAATGCTGGTCAGTTGTCAGCAGCCTTAGCTGCAATGAATACGGCACAGACCAACTATAACAATGCTGTGTCGGATGAAGCTACTAAGCTTGGACTGTATAACACTCAGGTTAATAACTGTGCTATTACCACGGTTCCTGCTAATGCGTACCTTAAGGATGCAGCTCCTGAGGACATTGAGGTTCTGACTCTTAATGACTACACCTTTGTTTTAAATAAAGCAAAGACCGTAGCAATGGATACAGCTACAACTACAGCAGCCTTACCTAATCAAGCTTTTGTTGTTCTTAGCGTTGTAGGTACCGGGCACTATCAAATTAAACTTGATGGAACCTTGCGTGGTACTCACAACGCTGGTACAGGTGGTGATGTTGATTCCATCCTTAATGACCTTGTTGGTGATATTCACAACCAAGTTTTTGGTGGTAAGACCTACACCGCTATACGAGTTGGTGCTGGTATTTACATCAGTTGTACCGCTTCCTTTACCATTGAAGTTACGGGCGGCCCTTCTCAAGATGCATTGTATGCCTTTCAGGATACTGTTGCAACGGTTTCTGTTTTGCCGGGCCAAGCTAAAGATGGATATGTTGTAAAGGTTGTTAACTCTGCTGATGTTGAAGTAGATGACATGTGGCTTAAGTTTAACACATCTTCCGGAGCAACCTACGGGGTAGGCACTTGGGAAGAAACTGTTGGACCTGGCATTACATATCGGTTTGATCCGCTGACAATGCCCCATCAACTGGTACGCCAATCTGATGGATCATTTACTTATCAAGCTGTTACCTGGGATGAAAGATTGATTGGTGATCTTACCACTAATCCTAACCCCAGCTTTGTTGGTACAACGATCCGACACATGTTCCTTTATCGGAACCGTCTTGGATTCTTGTCGAATGAAACAGTAACAATGAGCAGAGCTGGTGACCTGTTTAACTTCTTTAACACCACAGCTCTTACTTCAACTGATGATGACCCGATTGATATTTCGGCATCAACTGCTAAACCAGTTACTCTTAATTATGTACGGCCTACAGCTGTTGGTCTGATTCTATTCGGAAATACCGAACAGTTTCTTCTTAGCACTGACTCTGATATTCTGAGTCCTAAGACGGCAAAGATTAACACAATGTCGTCGTATGAGTGTGAGGCTCATCTTGAGGCTGTGTCCACTGGTATTTCTACAAACTTTATTGCTAAGACTCCACTTTACACCAAACTGTTTAATCTTGTGGAGATTAGGAATGATAGTCCGCCTCTTGCAGAAGAGCTGACCTATAACATTCCTGAACTGATTCCAAGTACTATTGATAGCTTTATTTCTTCTGCAGCTGCATCAATTATTTCATTGGGCACTATAGGGAGCAGCACTGTCTATCAATACCGATTCTTACAACTCAGTGAAAAAAGGGTACAGTCCTGGTACAAATGGACGTTGACTGGTACTTTGTTGGATCAATTCTTTGATCAAAGTACTTACTACACTGTAGTGGCTAATGGTAGTGAAGTAGAAGTACAAGCATTCAATCTCCGTCAATCAAGTGATGAAGGGTTCCTTACTCTTCCTACGGGTGAAAAGACTGATGTGTTTCTAGATTACTGGTCCATTAACCCATACCGTACCTATGACTCTAATGCTGATACTACTCGTATCTTCTTGCCATATGATACTGCAAGTGGTAAGACCTTTGTAGTTGTAGCCCTTGGTGGGTATATTGGCGGCAGTAACGTTACCTCTAGCCAATCCGTTGGTGCTGTTTTAGAACCAACTGTGGCTGGTACAACCGGTGCTTATTATGCTGACATTCCTGGTGATTATCGTGGACGGGATCTAATCATTGGATACCAATACGAAATGTCTATGGAACTTCCCACATTTTATATCACTAAAAATGAAGGAAGTTTTGTTAGCAGTGATCAAACCGCTGATCTTGTTATTCACCGAATCACAGTTGCAACGGGTCTTAGCGGTCCAGTAACTTATGAAATTGATTTGACTGGGATTCCCACTTGGGAAAATGTTGTGTCTACCACACTGCCCAACACTTACGTACTAAACAACGTTAACCTTTCTGCTACTTCGCTGCATGTTGTTCCAATTTACCAGCGAAACCGAAACATCTCTATTAGGATTATTGGAGATACTCCATTCCCAGTAAACTTGTTGGACTTGACGTGGGAAGGTAAATACAGCAACCGCTTCTACAGATAAGGTTAACCATGACTAATTCCACCCAAGGGTTTAGGGTACGCCCTGCAACCTTAGAAGATGTACCTGTGATAGCAAAGGATCTATTAGAGGAAGGTATAGCAGACTTCTTTAGAGCTGGTATCAATCCAGTTCTATGTATGGCTGCTGATACTCTTTATAGTAAAACCTTCCTTTTAATCAGTCCTGATGATAAACCTGCTGCATTATTTGGTGTAGATGATTATGGGTGCATATGGATGAACATGACGCATGAAGTTCGTAAACACCCTAAATCGTTCATCAAATGGGCCAGAGAGTTTGTTAAAACCTTGGGACCAATGCTTTGGAACAGAGTAGATATTCAGAACAATAATCTAAGAAAGTTCTTGAGACTTATTGGTTTCAAGGTTATTAACGTCGTTCTATGCGACACACGAAACATCTATTATGTGGAATTTGCAAAACTAAATTATGGTAGCATTTGAACCCGTAAGCGCCAGTATTATGGGTGTGCTGTCTATTGGACAGTCACTGTTTGGTGCAAGCCAAGAAAGCGCACAAAGACAACAACAATACCAACAAGAAAAGGAGAGGGTTCAGCGTCAGAATGAGCTTAATGCTAAACTAGTTGCTGCATCCAATAAGCGTACTGCTGACATTTATGGTTACCAAACCGGTCGCTTTACACAGAACCTTGGATTTATTCAAGAAGATTTTTCACGTGCTGGTGAAGACCTGCAACGTGAACTGGGTGCTGCCTTTGCTCAATCAGCTTACTCCAGGCAAGGTCAACTGACTGCATTGTCACAGGCTGTGGGTTTTAACCGTGCAGCTTTTGAAGGGGTTAGTCGCTCACGAGAACGTGCTGATGTTCTTGGAACTCTTGGTGTGTTTGGCCGTAATGCTGCTATGGAAGCCGAACGCCTTTCTGGTGTTGTTGGTCAAACTGGAAGGAGTCGCCAAGCACTTGGTCGTCAAGCTGCTCAATCCGTTTTCAATGCTTATGGAGATCTTGGTATTCTTCCTGAGCTTCAACAGTTTATTCCAGCAGAAATGCCTAATGCTCCATTCCAGCCTAATGCAGGTTTGACAATTATGAGCGCATTAACCAGTGGTGCTTCTACTGCTATGTCCGTTGGACGAACAATGGCAAAGGGTTAAATAAATGGCACTATCTAAAGAACTACAACTACAACAGGGTTATCAAAGCCCGATAGAACGCCAAGGTTTCAATCCTCTTCAACTGACTGACCAAACAGATCAGCTTGAGCGCAACAAACAGGTTGAGCTTTCTAATATCCAAGCAGAAGGAAGTGCAATCAATGAAACCGCAAAACTGCAAGACCTTGCTAATCGTCTTAATCTAGAAGAAAGCGCCCGAATTGTTCAATTTTCTGAAACCTTGGGTAAGGTAGTAGGCGAAGGCGTCAAGATGTACGCTGAAGCTGGTATTGAACGTGGCATGAATAAAGCACTAGATGCTGGTGCTACCTTTGAAGAATGGCAGGAATATACTGAAAGTCTAAACCGAGCTAAGCTTGGTGATGCCGCTATGCAAGTTGCTGCTAATGATTCACTTGCCAAAGGTGAACCATTTGAAGTAGCAAACCTGTACAAGAAGCTTGGTCATTATGAGAAGATTGGGTTTACCCGAACAATGGCTAAGCAAGCTGGTGATGCTTACAAGCCTTGGCTAGAGGAGCAACTTCAAAGTAATAACACCCTTCAAATTCGATTGAAAGATGGCACAGTCTTTACTCCATCTGAATCGAAGGGTGATCCAATTAAAACTGCTCAAGCTGTTCGTGCACTCAATTCTGAGTTTTATAAACAGTATGGCCTTGTAGGTGTTAATACCACACTTCTTAATGAGCACGCTTTTCCTTCAATGCGGAAAGCCCGTAGTGAAGTTATTGGTGAAGCTCGCTTTCAATTTGCTCAAGAAGAATCGTTTAAAGCACGAGAGCTTGCTGATGCACAGCTGCTGACTGATGAAGGCCGTGATCCCTTGGCTTGGATCCGAAGAATGTCTGCCACTGTTGATGCACGTGGTAATCACCTTGGAATGCGTGGTGCTTGGACAGAGTTTTGGAAACACCTGGGTAACTTAGATAAAGCCGGGCAATTAGACCTTGAAACGTTTAACAACATTAAAGGGTCGGTTGATCCCGAATCAGGTAAAACCGTTGGTGCTCGTTGGGAAACTCAATTCAGAGCTTTTGAAAAAGAACGAGCAGCTAATGCACGTGCTAATTTTGCTGCAGATGAAGCTGACCGTGAAATGCTTGCTAAGCAAGGTGAGCAGCAACTAGAGACCTATTTCCGTGATAACCCTGATGAAGCTACTGAAGCTAACATCAAAGGTGCTCAACAGGAATACTTCAATAAATACGGTAGAGAGAGTTCTTACCTAAAGAACCTTGAATCTACTTATGGTATGGATGCTCGGGCCAAGGACGAACTAAATGATCGTTTTCAAAAGCTTGCTGAGCAGAATCTTCTTACCACTGAAATGGTTGCTCGTGCTCCTTGGGATATTCAAACCAAATGGATGTCTTCGGCCAAGCAACAAGAAGCAGGTAGAACAGCTACTTTTAAAACTCAACTCAAAGCTATTGAGAACCACGTTAAAACTGATCCTCGTGTGAAAGTTTCACCTGATGGTTCTACCAGTGGCATGGCAACACTTGTGATTGGTGAACTTCAAGCTAAGTTTAACCGCAAGGTGTCTGAGTACGTTGGTGCTGGCATGAGCCAAACTCAAGCCGCTAACCAAGCCGTTGCTGAGGTAATGTCTGAGTTCAAGACTGATCCTCGTTATGCAATGAATAACATGGGTGAGTTCTCTAACTTCACTCTTGGCACTGCTAAAACCTCTGCTGCTATCAATCATAAACTAAACACCATTCGTTCTAGTATTCTTGGTGGTGGTAAATCTTCTCTTAACAAGAAACCTGGCCTTATCTTCAATGCTGCAGAATTAACTGCCATGGAGGATGGTTACGGTGAAGCCGGTTGGAAGATGCCTTTGGAGGCTCAATACTGGGGATCTAAACTTGGTATCAGTGGTCTTGAAGTCATTAACCGACAACGTGAAGCCGCTGGCATGAGGCCATTGATTACTCCTGCTTCTATGGAAGTAGCAAACAAATCAATGTCCGTTCAGATGCAAGCGTTGCTTAATCGTCTACCTACGTATAACCGCTCTGTACGGGCGCTGAGCAGCATGGGAAGCTTCCAGCCTACTATGGTGCCTAAGGGCTTCGGAACGGTTGTACAGAAGGCTGCAAGGGCCAATGGCATTGATCCTGCAATCCTTACTGGTATTCTTGAAGTAGAATCAAACTGGCGTGATGATGTTATCTACGGTAGAACTCAGTCTAATGCAGGCGCTAGAGGTATCGCTCAAATTATGCCGGAGTATCATCCTGGTGTAAATTATAACGATCCCATTGCAAGCATTAACTACGCAGCCAAACACCTTAAGGGTTTGATTGCAGCTACTAATGGAGATGTTAATCGTGCCATTCAAGCTTATAACGCAGGTTTAGGCGGTATTGGAAAGTCTCAAGAGAACAGGGATTATCTTCCTAAAGTTCTTAAATCAGCTGCTAAGTACGGCTACGGTCAAGCTTGGCGTGATCCTGCAACCATGCGTCCTTCTGTTGTTTATAAGATTGGCAGTCTTGGATATGGATCTACGGGTCCACATCTTGATGTGAAACGTGTTGCACGAGGTACTACTGCTACTACTGGTTCTGTTCCAATTAAACCCAATGAAGTTGATAACTTTGTTGAAGTGAACGTGAATGGTAAGTGGAAGCCTCTTTCTAAAGGTACAACTCTGACTGATACTGAAGCTCGTCATCGTGCACGAGGTTCGTATGGAGTTGATTATGCAGCCCCCTCTGGTACGCCAGTAAGGCTGAAAAACGGAGCACAAGTCGTTGATACGTTCAAAGGTCATGAAGGTACAGACCATATGATCATTGAACTTCCTGACGGCAGACGGTTCCAATTCCTACATGGTACAAAAGTATAACAATGTACAATCCTTACGAGGACTTCAACGCTAAGGATGAGCCTTTGAGCGATGATATTAAAAATCAACTGCTTCAAGAAAAGGCTCAATCCGAACAAACTGTTATGAATATGAAGGCAGCCGAACAAGCTGCCTTACAACCTGCTACTGCTGCTGCTGGTACGCCCAGTAAGCAGCAACCGGCACAAGCTAAGCAAACGCCGACAGATGCTGAAAAGCAAGAGCCTAAAGATGCAGGGGATTATGCCCGTGATGTTCTAGAGTTGGGATTGGCTGTGCCTACTGGTACAGTTGATTGGGCTGTTGACTTGTACAACGTCCTTCCTACTCCTGATCTTCCGAAGATCCCTAAGTTTAAGAACGAAGTATTCCAAGCTGCACGTGAAATCTCTTCCTTTGTAGTTCCTACTGTTCTCCTTACTCGTGGTCTTGGTGGAGCAGCTTCGGCTGCCAATGCCAAGGTCAAGTGGGAGATGGGCAAGAATGCACTGGTTAAGTGGTTGGGTGAAGCTGGTATTGCAGCTGGTTCTGGTGCATTTGTTGATGCTACTAACAAGATTAACGAGACCGACGATAACCTTCAAGGGACTCTCAAAAAGATGTTCCCTAAGACCTTTAGCTGGATCTCTGATGACTGGGCTACCGTTGATGGTGACTCTCCTGATGTGATTCGTGCTAAGAACATCAATGAAGGTGTCGGTCTTGGCATCTTTACTGACCTGTTGGTTGGTGCTGGTAAACTTCTTCGTGCTACACAAAAGACAAAGGAAGCTACTAACTTCATCCCCATGGATGAAAAGGCAGTTAACTTCAAAAAGCAACACGAAACTGGAACAGTAACAGCAGAAGATGAAGTCCTTGAATCAGCTGGTCGTCGGGAAGAACTCCTAGATGAACGAGCTGATTACGGCCTTGCTAACAACAAAGAGGGTGCTTACCTTGGTATCCACGATGTATTCGATGTTGAAGAAGCTGGTGTCCGTGGTGTTGATCCAATGGGCGTTGTTGGCGCTGGTATTGACCAGGTGCGGATTGCTAAGAATTATGGAACCGTTTATGGACGACTTCGTAATTTTATGTCTGAGCCTGCTGCAAAGTATGTGCTCAGAACTGCTGATCCAGCTACCTTTGATGAAGTAGACCAATCACTGAAGCAAGCGTTTGATTCTGCTGGTAAGTATAAGGTGATGCTTGGCGATGAAGCCACCATTACTTATAAAGATGTAGTTGCAGAGGGTGATAACCTTAGCAAAGTTCTTCTAGATCCTCGTATGGATGTAGAGGAAATGAAAAAAGTCTTTACCGAGTTCTCTGATACCGTTGATGGTACTGAGCGGCTTTCTGTCGGTACTCGTGGTGACATTGCCTTTGCAGGCTCACTGCAGGCTCTTCGTCAGCTTCGTGATGAATACATCAATCTGGATACTGTCCGTGCTCAAGGGTATCTGGCTACTTCCTTTGCTGGTCAAATCTCTGACCTTGCAGAGGGTGCTCGTCTGATGGACGGCACTGCTGCCATTGAACGTGCTCAGGAACAGATCCTGGATAAGGTTGAGTATCTTACCATTGTTCAAGGCCGAGCCAAGCAGCTGCGTGGTCAAGGTCTGAATAGCCTGAAGCAAATCTATGCTCATCTTAATGAGAAAGATTTTACCAAGGTACAGAATATGGTTGATAGCTTCAACGAAACCAAAAAGGCTACTGACCAAGAAATCATTGATCGCGCTAAGCGTACTGTTGATACTCTGCGTCAAGTATCTAAGGAGCGTCCTGAATATCTAGTGCCGTTGCAAATGGCATGGGAGTTTACGGATGGTAACATTGATACTATGGCTAAGCTAAACAGGTATGTTGATCAAAGCCTGGGGGACTGGTTCCCTAAGTTTTTTGTTGACGGCAATCCTGAGATGCCTAACGTCATTGTGCAGGGCATGTGGAGTAACATCTACAACTCTGTGCTTACCTCTGTGTCTACCCCACTAAAGGCTGGGTTTGCTAACGCTGCTCTGTTGCTTGAGAAGCCTATCACCGTTCTTGGTGGTGCTGTCATTGGTGGTGATGTTAAGACCCTAAAGCGTGGGTGGTATCAATACTCGGCATTTGTGGACACCTTTCAAAAGGGTCTGAAGCACATGACCGATGTGTACCGTAAAGCTGCTAATGATCCGACTTCTGTTGGATACATCATGCGGGATGACCTGGTTAAGAAGAATGAGCAAACGATGGATATTCTCCATTCGTATGCCATGGCTTCTCAGCAGCGTGGTAATGAAGGTCCAATGGCCTTGTATCACAAAGCCGAAGCTCTTAACGACATGGCTAACAATCCCTGGCTTCGTTTTGGTGCTAACGCTATGACGGCATTGGACGGCTTTGCACGGGCTATGATTGCCAACGCTGAGTCCCGTGGTAGGATCTACGACAAGTTCATTGATGGTGGTCGAAAGCTTGATGCTGATGGCATTAAGAAAGCTTTGGATGATCAATACAATGAGATGTTTGATTCCACCGGTATGATCACCAACACTGCTGTTGATTATGCTAGCCGTGAAATCGCTATGAACCTTGACAGCCCTGCTGTTGATGGTTTGTCTCGTTTGATTGAACAGTATCCTGCTATGAAGCCGTTCTTGATGTTTCCACGTACGAGTGTGAACATTCTTGATATGGCTAATAAGCACAGCCCTATCTCGATCTTTGCTAAGGAATACAACGAGATTGCCTATAAGCCTCTTAGCAACTTTACCATTGATGAAGTTGAATCTATTCTTACCAAGCGTGGTCTACCCGTTGATGAGAATATGATGGATACCTTCAACACCCTTCGTGCTGAGGTGCGTGGCCGTAAGGCTGTAGGGACTATCACCATGATGACTGCTGCAGGCATGTTCCTGAACGGTGGTCTGCGTGGTAATGGTCACTACGATAAAGAGCGTAACCGTGTTCGTCAAGAGCTTGGTTGGAAACCTCGTACGTACAAAGGCTGGGATGGTAAGTGGTACAGCTATGACGGTCTTGGTCCTATCTCTGACTTCCTGGCTTTAACAGCTGATGTGATGGATAACTTTGATTCCATCACCGAGAATGATCTTGAGACTACCATTAACAAGCTTGGCTTTATCATTAGCGGTAACTTGACCAACAAGTCCATGCTTGCAGGTATTGAGCCGATGAATGATGTTCTGGCCGGTAACCCTGCTGCATTGAATCGTTGGGCTGCCTCTTTTGCTTCTTCCCTTGCACCGCTGTCTGGTGCACGTAATGAACTTGGTCGCCTTATGGCTCCTTCTCTTCGTGAGTTGGATATGGAGTTCACTCAACTTCTTCGTAACCGTAACAAGTTTATGGATGTTGTTGACTCTAAAGGTGCACTACCTGATAAGCACGACTGGATTGATGGTACTAAAGTTGGTTACCCTGAAAACTTCTTTGTACGGGCATGGAATGCTGTGTCTCCTATGAAGGTGTACGAAGGTCAATCTGCTGAACGTCAATTCTTGCTGGATATTGAATACGATTCCCGCCCGAGTTTCAACAAGAGCACCAAAGGTGTGGAGTACACTCCTAAGGAACGCTCTAAGTTGTTCTCATTGATGGGTCAACAGGGTTACTTCAAGCGTGAACTGAGCCGCATTATGCAAGGTACTGATGCTCAAATGTGGCGTGAATCCATTAAGACTGAACGTGGTAACGGTTCTCGCATTGATCCTAATCAATGGATGAACCTGTATCGTCAAATTGATGTCGCTTTGGATCGTTCTAAGCGTATGGCTGAAGTTCAGCTGAGCAACCGTGATGAAGTGATGCGTCGTCAATACGAACAAGGTCTTGATAAAACCTATCAGCAGCGTGGTGTTTCCATTCTGCAATGGCAAAATAAATAGACTAATCCACCAATTCCCAACTACTTACTAGCGTAATGGCTGTAACTGAAAACTTTTACACAGGGAATGGTTCTACCACTTCCTATTCGTTCACTTTCCAATACATTGACGAGGATGACATTAAGGTAACTCTTAATGGCACTCTTACAACTGCATACACTCTTGCCAACGCTACAACTGTCTTGTTTAACTCTGCTCCTGCTAATGGAGTGGCTATTAGGATTTATCGGGACACAAATACTGATAGCTTGAAGTCTACATTTTTTGCTGGTTCCGCTATTCGGGCACAGGATCTTAATGAAGACTTCTTGCAGAATAACTATGCTGTCCAAGAAATCCAAAACTATACTTGGGATAACGAAACTCAAACCATCCATAGTGATGAGCCGTGGGTTAGTTCTGATTCGCAAATTGCAACTACCGCTGCTATTGATGCACGGTTCCAGGATGAACTGAATGAGACCATCACCTCGGCTGAGGTTTGGCCGGATAATGATGATACCGTAGCTACGACTGCTGCTATTGATAACCGAATTGATAGTAAGATTGATGCTGCTATCACTGGTGATATTGGTACAGATGGCACTGGTATTACGGTCACCAATGATGGTGATGGTACGATTACTCTTGGCCTTGGTACTGGTACGATTGATCTTGATCGTATCAAAGACGAAGACATTCTTACCTATGCTGAGCAGAACGCTGGTTCTCCCTCTTGGGATAGTGATGGTCGCATTGCTACAACCTATGCAGCTGCACGTCGGTTTGATACCCTTGTTCAAACTTCAACTCCTGTTGGAACTAACTGGGCAGTTGGTAAGACCTGGCTTCAAAATGATGCTAACCTGACCCTTTCTGTTTGGAACGGTTCTGCGTGGCTTGGTATTGCTTCTGGTGGTACGTTTACTAACCAACCCAAGGTTGTTTACGTGGATGCTACTGCTGGTGATGACAACAATGATGGTCACCGTGTTAGCCGTCCTAAGGCTACCATTAAAGCTGCTGTTAACCAGATCAATGCTGATGCAGCTTATGGTGAAGGTTCTGTAGTTGTTGTGGCTCCTGGTGTTTATCAGGAAGTAGCTCCTATCGACATTACCAAAAAGGATGTGTCGATCATCGGTCAAGCTCTTCGTAGCTGTATTGTTCACCCGACTGCTGCCACTGAAACCAATAGCCTGTTCCGCCTTAACAGCGGTTCTTACATCGCTAACCTTACCCTTACGGGTATGAAGGCAAGCGGTACTCGTGGTAACAGTACCATTGATAATGATGCTACCTACGGTCTGCCTGAGAACCAAGGATGGAACTTCTCCTTCTATCCTGGGGCTATGATTTATAAGTCTCCGTATATTCAGAATTGTACTAACTTCTCTGATTCGGAGATTAATAACAGCAGCCTTACTCCTCATACTCCTGCTGGTGGTGCTGGTGGTGATACCGACTCTGCCATGACTGGTGGTGGCTTGTTGATTGATGGTTCTACACCACACTCTACCAGTCCACTTCGGTCCATGGTGTGTGACAGCTATACTCACGTTGGTCTTGATGGTCCTGGTATCCTGGTTACCAACAACGGTTACTGCCAAGCAACTAGCAGTTATTCCTTCTTTACCCATTACCACATCAAGTGCCGTAATGGTGGTCAGGCTAACCTGGCTGCTTCTACCACTGACTTTGGTCGGTATTCGCTCGTGGCTGATGGTCGTTCCCAAAACGCTATCTTTACTGCTACTACGACTGCTCTTGCCAACAGTGGATCCACTACGTTTACCATTGGTGCTCCAACTGCTGGTAGTCCCTGGCATGGTACTGCTACCCGTCCTCAAAGCAATATGCTTGTTGACATTGGGGGTAATACCTATCCAATTCTGTCTGCTACAGCAGCTGGTGCTGGTTGGACTGTAACCATTAGCCGTCCTGATCCTGCTAATAAATCTAACAACCTTGGTCTTAATGGATCGGTTGCAGGTGGTTCTGCAGTTTCTTTCTATCTTCGTTCTATGATCGCTTCTAGCGGTCACACGATGGAGTATGTCGGCTCTGGTACTAACTATACCGCTCTTCCTGAAAACGGTGGTGTACCTATTGAAGCCAATCAAGTTATTGAGTTGAACAACGGTAAAGTTTGGGCTGCTATTACTGACCACAACGGTAAGTTCAAGCTTGGTGATACGCTGACAGTTGATCAACAGATTGGATTTGTTACTATTCCATCTGGTTCGATTGCATTTGACCTTGCATCTGACCTTAGCCCACAGCTTGGTGCAAACCTTGATGTTCTTAATAGGACTATCTCTAGTAGCACTAATAACGTAAGGATTGATGATACTTTAGAGGTTAATGCTGGTAGTGCTGGAACCCCTGCTATTACATTTAACGGCGATACTAACACCGGTATCTATAGTCCTGGCGCCGACCAAGTAGCCATCTCAACTAATGGCACTCAGCGCTTATTGATTGATTCCACCGGAACGATATCAGCAAACAGCGATGTTGCTGTCCCGAATACTAAAGCCTACATGGTGCGTGATAGTGGCGGCACAAGTCGATACGCCATGTATATGTCTGGCTCGCTTTCGCCGAGTGCGGGCAATGACTTGTTCGTTGGCAATACTCTGAACAATAATCTAATCTTTTATACAAACGGGACTGAGCGTGTTCGGGTTACCAACGACGGCAAATTAGGTCTGGGGACTTCTAGCTTTAACACTGGATTACTTTTGCAAACTGCCGGCGGAACAAGCAACGGCATTGGCTTCCTAACCAGTGGCACAGCTTCTGTCGTTTGGCGTTTGGTGCAGCAAGGTGCCAATGATGGCAGTGCCGGCATCATGCACGGATCTAGTAGTGCTAGGGATTTTTACATCAAATCCGATGGGGGTGGCACCGCTAATTTACTCGTCGATGGCAAATTAGGAATTGGCTCTATTTCGCCTGATGCGAATAGCCAGCTTCATGTTGTTGGATCTAGTTATCAACCTTTATACATTAATACCACTGGCACTGGTGGGGGTGGCGCAGCGTTTCTTCGCTCAGGCACTCAAGCCCTTTATGTGGGCACCGCTGGGTCAAGCTGGCTTTCTGGGTCTTCGACCGCAGATGGACTTATTCGATCAGAAGCAAATCTCATTTTTGGTATTGGCAACAGCGAACGCATGAGGATTGACTCCTCAGGTCGAGTAGGGATTGGCACTACTTCGCCTGGCTACAAGTTAGACGTAAATGCGGAATCAAACTTAAACGGAATCCGCATCGGCCTTAATGGCGACACCATCAATTCCACAACAGGCGGAGCTTCTGCGCTCCTCGCTTTTCAAACTAACAGCACCGAACGCGCCCGCATCGACAGCTCGGGACGCCTGTTAGTTGGCACGTCTACTAGCGTTGGCTTTGGCGCAGGACTGCAGCTATTCGGGACATCAACTAACGGATACGCAGAGATCGTTAGGGGAGCTGCAAGTGGCGGTGGTCCTGGCCTGATTCTTACCAAGAGTAGAAACACCACGCCGGGTAGTTATACGATTGTCCAAAGTGGCGACAACCTTGGCCAAATTGATTTCAACGGAGACGACGGGACCGACTATGCAACCACCGGCGCTCAAATTTCCTGCCAAGTAGACGGCACCCCTGGCGCTAACGACATGCCGGGCAGGCTGGTCTTCAGCACCACCGCCGATGGAGCGAGCAGCCCGACGGAGCGGATGCGTATCGCCAACAATGGTGCAATCTCTACCGTTGTTCCAGGTGGATCTACTCTTTACCCCGCCTTCGCCTGCCGCGCCTGGGTGAACTTCAACGGCACTGGTACCGTGGCAATCAGGGCATCGGGTAACGTGAGCAGTATTGCGGATAATGGAGTTGGGAACTATTCGGTGAACTTTACGACGGGGCTGGCGGACGCAGACTTTGCCGTAGGGCTAGGCGGATCACAAGACGGTTTCAACGCTTCCACAAACTCAAACATAGGAACAGGTGGATTTGGGGCGGGACAGATCTCGCTTCTTTGCCGCAACAATGCTGATACAGCATATGTTGATTATGCCACTGTCACTTGCGGAGTATTCCGATGAACAGAATCATCTTCCAAAACGAAATCGGAGGCATTTCCGTCATCATCCCAACCGGCGAACTTCCCATCAAGGACGTTGCCCAAAAGGACGTGCCTGCTGGTGTCCCTTACCTGTTGGCTGATGCAGCCGAAATCCCTGACGACCGCACCTTCCGCGATGCCTGGGAAGCCGACTTCAGCAACCCTGACGGCTACGGCATCGGTGCCGACGCTTACTTCGCCGCCAAGGAGGCAGCCCAATGATCACCATCAATCTGGACAAAGCCAAAGCCATTGGCCACGACAAGCGCCGCGTCATGCGGACTGAGGAGTTCAAGCCCTACGACGAAGTGATCATGAAGCAAATCCCCGGTAAGGATGCCGCTGAGGCAGAGGCCAAGCGCCAAGAGATCCGGGATAAATACGCTGCCATCCAAAGCGACATTGATGCAGCGCAAAGCCCTGAGGAGATCAAGACTGCTCTTGGGCTGGAGTAGTCCTACTCACTAAATTTTTTAAACTAACGGGGATGCTATAATTGTTCATCCCCCATCCACTTTTTCCACCCACAATTTATGACTCTTGTTTTGATGGATGTTTGGAACCAGTTTGTTGCTGAACGTTCTATTTCTTTGGAAGCCACAAGTTTGACTTCTGATTATCGTCAAGCACAAAAATGGTTATCGCGTTGTCCTCATCAGAATTTTCAAACTGATGGAAGGGCTATAATGGTATGGTTGTTGCAGGAAAAACCAATTCAATCTGCTCGTCGTGTAGCGATGTATCTTAAAAGTTTATATCGTTGGGCAAGTCAAGAAGATGTCGGTTTAATTGAACGCAACCCTATTCAATCGTTTAGGATGCCTAAAGCGCCACAACGCGATGAAGAAATCATTGTCATTCCACGTAATGAACTTGATGTTGTCTTCTCAACCTTAGCTGATAAACGTACGTACAAATCAACTAATTGGGCAGCTTATGCTGAGTTTATGCTTCAAACAGCAATGAGAACCGGTGAAGTACGGGCGCTAATGTGGGAAGATATTAAGGATAATAAAATCCTTGTTCACCGCAACTATACCCTTACTCACGGGCTTAAACACAGCACCAAAACAAATAAAAAGCGTTGGGTTCCTCTCAACGATAAATGTCAGCAAATTCTTTCTACTCTTGATAGCAACAACAAGTTCCTTTTTCCTTGGGACCGGTTGGCTTATCAAAGTTATTTCCGAAAGAAAATGCAACAACTTAAGGCTGCTGAGTTGATCTCTAATCTTTATCGTCCTTACGATCTGCGTCACACTGCAATCAGTCGCTGGATTGAGGCTGATATTCCTATTGCTCAAGTTGCTGCCTGGGCAGGAAACACTGCAGATGTGATCTGGAAACACTACGCAAACACCACTCAAGAGTACAACATTCCTAACCTTTAAACCTATGTCTGATACCAATACGAGCTATACCTGGCGCGTTGCCAACCTTGAACGCGAAACTAGCGACGGTTACGTTTACATCATTCACTACACTGTGGATGCCAAGGATGATACCTACAGCGCCGGAGCGTATGGCTCTATCGGCCTTGAGCGCCCTGAAGGCGATCTGATTCCGTTCAGCGAACTGACTGAGGATCAAGTGGTCATGGAGTGGCTGCTGCCTAAGATTGGCGAAGAAAAGGTCCAAGAAATCCACGCAGCACTTCAGACTCAACTTGATGAGCAGCGTCAGCCCACTAAAGCCTCGGGACTGCCCTGGGCTTGATTCTTACAAACCCTAACCGGTAATTACCAATGCTTACCATCCTTGGCCTTAAGGTTTCCTATGAAACCCTGCTTTTCCTTGGCCTGTTTGTTGCCTCTGAAGTGATTGGCAACAGCAAACTGAAATCGAATAGCGTTGTCCAAATCATCCTTGCTGGTATCAACGCTCTAAAGCCTCTGCGTAAAGAGGACGACAAACTCCAACAACTCAAGGATACCTTCAAATGAGTATCCGGCTGACTGACGTAGCCAAGTACTACAAAGGTCTGCCCAACCAAATCAAAGCCCTCCAAGCCCTTGAGAAACTCTTGGGTAAGGAGGGCCTTTCTGATTCTCAGGAATGGGTTCAACTGTGGAGGCTTCCTCCCGCTGAACCTCCCAAGCAGCAATTCACTAATACATGGGATGGCATCGAAGCTGCTGCTGCTGCAGCTGGTGCCAAGTTTCCTGAAGTTGTGGCAGCCCAATGGGCACTTGAGTCTGCGTATGGCACCGCCCTGAGCGGTAAGAACAACTTCTTTGGTATCAAAGGTCCAGGCACGGTTAAGACCACCTGGGAAGATTATGGCAACGGTCCAGTCACGATCAAAGCATCCTTTCAAGACTTTGCTACTCCCTACGATTGCGTCAACCATCTGGTTACCCAGTGGTACAAAGATTACAAAGGCTACAAAGGTGTTAACCGTGCAGCCACCCGTGAAGACTGTGCATATCTGCTAAAGCGTGAAGGATACGCCACCGATCCTGTTTATGCCCAAAAACTTATCCGTTTAATGGAGCAGAATGATTGAAGCAATCATTACAGGAGTTTTCTCTCTCATTATTGGCGTTGGAGGAGGAGTTGCTGCTCTCAACGGCCGTTCATCCGCACGTATGGATGTGATTGATAAGCGCATTGATGGCCTTGAACTTCGCATTGCGGAAAAATACGTCCCACGTCAAGAACTGACTGCTGCTCTTCAAAAAATGGAAGATCACATGATCAGGATCGAAAACAAACTAGATCAAATTGCACTGCGTCATGGCTAATAAAAAGAAAGCCTCGGAGGACATGTTTAACGAGCTTCATAACCTCGTAACAACTGAGTTCCTCCAACGCATTAAATCCGGTGAAGCCAGTACACAAGACCTTAAAGCCGCGTGTGATTGGCTAGCTAAAAACGACATCAGTGGGGTTGCTTATGACGGCAATCCCCTTGATAAACTGGCGTCTGTGATGCCTAAAGTAGATCCTGAAATGGTGCAACGGAGGCTCTATGGCTCAAAGCACATCTGAGTACTACAAACAGAACCCGAAGGCACGACAGCGCCGACAAAAGCAGCAATCAAAGTACAACAAAACCAACAACGGTTTAAAGATCCGTACTGCTGCTAACAAACTAAATAGAAAACTTGGCACATATGGTAATGGTGATGGGATGGATGCATCTCATACCGGACCTGATAAAGGGAAGCTGGAAAAGCCCGCTACTAACCGACGTAGACCACGTACTAATCAAAAGTACGCATGACCCCGTTACTACCTACGCCTGATCACTACCTCCAAAACCTAATAACCATGACCAGTCCAGAAGCAAAACGGCTCTGGAGAAGAGCCATTAAGGAACACTTCAACTGTCAATGCGTTTATTGTGGAGAAACTTATGAATTACATGAACTTACACTTGACCACGTACGTCCTCGCTGTCTTGGTGGGGAAGACCTTACATCAAATCTTGTACCCAGCTGTTGGGAGTGTAATCAGGCAAAAGGTAGTAGCAACTGGCTACAATGGATGAGAAGCACATTCGGTATAACGCCAAGAGAGAATCTAATCCTTTCACACATTAACTAATTATGCCAGCTTTAAACGAAGCTCAACGTAAACGGCAGCGTATGCTGCAGAAACAACGTGAAGAGGCTTATGCCGCTTCTATGCGTGCCAAGCCTGGTCAAAAAGGCCAACAAACCGGTGCTCAAGGGGCAGCATCTAAAGGGGAAACCATTGGGGGTGCACCTCAACGTGTTCGTGTTAAGAACCCCGTTAAAAGCAAACAGCTTACTGCTGATGAAGCACGTACTCCTAAAGTAGAAGCAGGTAAGTCTGATCCTGAGTTTCGTCGGCCAACTCCTGCTGAAAAGCAACCGGCTAAACCGGCTATGCGTGCAGCTCAACAGCCTACCACTGCTACTAAAGCTCCCGC